AATGATATTGAAGCGTCTAAATCTTCTAATATTTCATCTTTTTCTTTTATTAATTTTTTAGTTTTTGCTGTTGCAACTTTTTTACCATCTACAATTTTTAAACTATCTTCAATCATATCATCATATTCTTCTGCTATTTGTCTAACACCAACAATATGTTTTCCAGCTTGATAGTTAGATCCATATCCCATTGGATCTCCAAATCTTTTTGTTATTTCAATATCAGGTATAGTTTGATTGTAATACATTCTATTAATAATATTAATATCTGTTTCTACAAAACCAGCTTTAGCTAAATCTTGATAATCAATATTTAAATTTCTAGCTCTAAATCTTGAAGAAATTCTATCCATTTTAGTTAATAGTTCTGTTTCCAATAATTCTTTTTCACTAGCTTCCATTGTAGAAAATCTAGATAATCTTTTGAATTGTCGTGCTAAATTTTCATAAGCTATGTATGGTTGATATTCTAAAAAATCTTCTATAATTTTTGTTATTTCATCATCATCTAATTTTAAACCAGCTTTAGTTATTGATCTACGCATAAGATCTGAAAACTCATCAAACCTTCTGCTTATTTCATCTTTTCTATAAATAATAGGAACATAAGTATCTTTTCTTAAAATACCGTTTTGTTTTATATCATCTCTAGCTTTTTCTAATCTTCTTATTCTTGCAGCAATACTTGCTTTAACATCTGCATTTTTAACTGTTACTTCTAATAACTGTAAATATTGTATTTGTGTATTTACCCATGCTGGTACTATTTCTAATGATTCATATTCTTTACCAATAATATTAAAAAATTCATCAGATCCTTTTGACGCTTTTATGACCTCTGGTTCTACTTCTTGTTTACCTAATCTATATAATGTAATTTCATTTCTAAATTGTTTAGGTGATAATATAGAAGCATTACCTTTGCCAGTTCCTTTTTTATAATCAAATGTTCTTTCAAAAAAACCTTGATCTTTTAATCCCATTCTTTTTAAATATTCTGAATATGCACCTTCAATAATAGTAGTATTTTTTAATACTAATGAAGTAAACCTAGCAGATATACTTCTTTCTATTGTTTCTGCTACAGATGTTTTATTTTGTGCATTTTTAATTTGATATAATGGATTATCTAAAACATTTTCAATAAATGTTTGCGAATTACTAATTCCTTTTTGTAAGACTCTTAATATTGGATTCATTGGAAAATCTTCTGCTATAAATCCTAATCCAGTTTTTTTAATTTTATTTAATGCTTGTAATTCTTCTTCTTTTAATAATTCATTATTTTTTGTTGCTGCAGCACCAACTGTATTTTTACTATCAAAAATAATTTCATCAGTTTTATCTAAAGCATTAGCATTATCATCAAATTTTTTACCTACATTTTTAGGAATACTAGGAAACATAGCTGGTATAATAAAACCACCAGCACTAATTAAAGCTGTTTCATGCATTGGTCTTTCATCAGTTAACATTCTTTTTGATAATTCTTCAGCAGTTACTATACCGCCAAATCCAACAGCTCTTTTTAATCTACTACCTGTCATTAATAAACTTCCAGCTTTAGTAAAAGCAAACAAACTAGAAGGATCTAATAAACCACCAATTATTCTTCCAATAATATAAGCTGGAGATCCACCAACTTTTTGTTGTTTTTCTATAAATTTTTGAATTAATACTTTTGTATGTTCTGCATTATTACTATGCATAAAATTACCTAAGTAATCTTTAAATTGATCTAATTGAGGATCTGCAAATATATTATAATCAGGATCATAGTCATACATAGAGGTTGTTCCTCTAATAGCTTTAGCCGCATATAATGCTCCAAGAGTTAATGTATTTTCATCAATTACTCCTGTACCAAAATTTACTCCAGCTTGATAAATATCTTCAAATGCAGAAGTTCTATCAACTGGTTTTATATCTGAGTATGTTCTAAAAGAACGACTACCACCAATACCAACTTCAGGCATTAATCTTCCTGTACAGTATTAGTATATTGACCATTTGCCCAAGCTAATAATATTTTTGCTCTTTTATCATTTCTAACAAATATACCAGATTTTTTATCATCTCTTGCTGCTAAACCATCATTATACAATTCTTGTAATACAGTTACTTTTCTTGTTGCATATTTAGGATTTTCTTTTCTTAATGCACTGCCATCACTTGTGTATGAAGTATATGTTCCTAAATATGATTTATCACCTGTATTAATAAAATTAGCTAATGCTTCTGTAAATGCTGGCCCTAATAATCCTTGATATTGCATATCTGCTAATACAATTTGTAATAAACCATTTTTAACTCCACTAATATCTGCACCTAAATTTTTCATTTTTTGTTTAGATATTTTTTTTGCTTCACTAACTTTTATTCTAGTAATAGCGTCACCATCTTCTTTGGTAATTTTTTCCGTTTTATTTTTGAGTTTTTCTATATTGTAACCTCTTGCAACAAGTTCATTAACAACACTTTTATCTTTAAGTGATAATCCATAACCAATAGTAATATCACCAGCTATATTTTCATATGCTTCAAATTTAAATATTCCTCCTTCTTCGTTATCAATAATAAAATTATAAGCACCATCAGTATATGTAAGCCCTAATTTATTAAATTGATTTACTCTTTTTAATATTTTTTGAGATTGTTCTTCCCAGTTATCATAATTATAATCTAGACCCGGTATTAAACTTGCTACTTTTTCTGCACCTTCTCTACCTAAATTATGAATATCATTTTTTAATTTAAATAATGTAAATCCTGCAAATTCTGCAAGTTGTCTTCTACTTTCTGAAAACCAACCATCACCAATAGTTTTATCATATCTTTTTTTTCTTTCTAAAAATCCTTCTCCCCATTCACTTCTATATGCATCACTTCTTAAATTATCAGGACTAAATTCTAAATAATCAGGTTTACTTCCTGAAAAATCATATGGAGCATATAATGAATCTTGATCATTAGATAAATCATAGAATGTTCCGTCACCATCATAATCTACTCTTATTCTATATGCTGGTCTGTCTATTCCTGAACTTTTATCGTAAGTAAATCTTATTCTTTTATCATCAATCATTTGAAATAAATTGTTTTGATCCATAAATTCTTCAGTAATACCCATTTCCCTTCTTATTTCTTCACTCATACCAAACAACCTATTTTGTATAGTTTTTACTGCGTCAGTTTTTATTTCATCTTCAGTAAGATATTTACTGTATGTTTGCATAATAGGAAATTGTACTAAATCTTTTATCATATTATTCAAACCCATACCCTTCAGCATTAAGATCACTAAGAGCAAACCTAATAATTTCATTAATATCATTTTCAATTTCTCTTATAGTTCTTACTTTTAAATCTTTTTCTGTAACTGGTTTACCTCTTGTTTTGTAATATGATATCATATAATTTGGTAATCTATCTAATAATTCTTCTACCATAACATTATATTGCAATTCTTCTTTTTCAAAATCTTTAACTTTAAATACATTTAATATTGGTACATCAATTAATGGTTTAACAGCTGGCTCTTGTACTATACCAGTACCTATAGCTGTTCCAAAATTTACACCAAATATAGATATAGCTGCTACTTCCATATGGTTTTTTATTTGATAAGCTAATACATCTTGATCTAAATCTTGCAATTTATCATTAAAAACATTTAATAATTTATCTGATTCATCTTGCGTATATTCATTATGTAATTCAAACCAGTTTTTAATAAAATCACTTTCAATAATACCACCTGAAGTATTTTCTCTATAACTTTTATAATCTTTATAAAATTCAGCAAGTAACATTTGTTGTTCTTTAGATACACCTTCTATACCCATACCAGCAACTGAAGGAACTTCTTGTAAAGAATGCAGCATACCAGCTATTTCTATAAGAGCATCTCTATTTGCTTCTTTTTCTAAATTTAATGGATTATTTAAATTTTCATTTATGTATTCAGTTATTATAGGAGGAACAACACCCATGTTTAATGCATATTGTTTTAATTGAAAAAAATGACCTTTACTTTCATCTGCTATTAATTCATTATTTAACATTACAAAATCATATTCTAATGATAATGTATTAGATGTTCTTCCAGTCATATCATATATATGCTGTTCTATAATTTGATTTTTAATTTGTTGATCATTAATTTCACTTTCAGGAACTCCATTAGCTAACATTAATTCTTTAATTCTACCTATAGTTCCTGTCCAAGTTTTATTATATTGACCTATATTGTAATCTTTATTTTTATACATTATTTCTGTTGTGTTAGGATCAGAACTATAAAGAACTTTACTTAAAGCACCTATAATATTGCTTTTTGTATTTTCTAAAGTTATTCTTTCTCTATCTTCTACTGTAGCATTTATTAAATTTAATTCTCTTAAAAGCTGTTCATCAGTAATAGATGTGTATGGTTTTTTTACTTTTGATTCTATTATATTAATATTTTCTTTATATTCAGCTGCAATACTATTTTTAATATTATTTTGCTCAGTACTCATTTGAGTATACAAATTTTCTACATATTCTTCTGCATTTGTTTTTAATTGATTTCTTTCTTCTCCTGTAGAATTAACAAGTGTACTAAATCCATCAAGATTATCTACATCAGGATTATTTAAATATTCTTGCATATTTTTTTTAATTTGAACTATTGCAATTTCTACATTAGTTTTTTGACCCTTTTTTTTATCAAAACTTTTTTGATATTTATTATCTCCATTTAAATCTTTTTGTAATAAATATTCTTTATCTAATATTTGTGCAGCTTCTAATAATGCTCTATTTTTAGAATTTAATCTTGCTCCTTCAAAACCTAGTTGATGTTTTCTTTTCCATTGATCAGGAGGAAGTAATCTACTTCTATATTGTGGATCTAATGAATTATACATATTTTCATATGATGCAGCTTTTTCTGCAAATTCTGCTAAAACACTACTCATTACTTCATTGTCATATTCTGCATATGGAGTTTGTTCTAAATTTCTTAAAGTATTATCAAGCCATATTTGGTTTGAATCTTCATTTACTTTTATTAATTCTGCTTGTTGATTATTATAATGTCTATTAATTATTTGCTGCCCTTCTCTTGCAGCCATCATACCAGCATATTGTTTTGCCCAACCTTTGTATCTATTGGGAACACTTTGAACTAATTGATTTATGTAAGCGTCTGTATTTTTAGTAAATCCATTTGGATTAACTCTATTATCCATAGCAAATTTATTTATTGCTTTATAAGTATCAATACTAAATTGTGCTTTCCATTTTTCTTCTTCCATAACTGCAATACGTTTAGTTTGAACATCTATATTTTTACCAATACTTTCTGCAGCTGTTGCTAACCAATCCCCACCATAAGTAGGTACTACACCCATTCTACTAGCTATTGAACTAGGTGTAACTTGTGTTTCTTTTTTCCCCCTAACTAATGCCATTATAATCCATACGGAAATCCAATCCGCCCTTTTTTATTATATTGATAACCTGTATTTATATCAGGTTGTTTAGTTCCTTTCATATATTTATATGTTGCAGTTCCACTTACTAATTCACTTATAATACTAGTATAACCACCAAATACTAAATCTTTTTCTTTTAAATTATTTTCAAACATCATGCTGCTATATTTTGTTTCTACAACTTTTCCCATTAATCTTATGTCAGCAATATCTTTATTTCTATTTTTAGCTACTTGTTTATTAATATTTAAAAAACTCATACTATCATCTGAATAACCAGCAATAGATTGAAACGCTGCATTATTTGCAAATTCTTCTTCAGCTTGTTGTCGTCTTTGATTTTCTGCTTCTAATGCCCTTAATGCAGCTAGTCTTGATTCTGCTGCTATTCTATAATTTTCTCTTGCTAAAGCAGCTCTTTGAGCTTGAATACTTTGTATTTTTCCTACTGTTTGAACACCTTGACTTATAGCAAATAATGTTGCTGCTTCTACACCACTCATGCGAATTGTATCTCCATAGCTATTCCTAATACTTTTAATGGTAAAGGATCGTTTTGGCTAATAGTAATTGTTGGACTTTTACTATAACCTAAAAAATTAAATTCTTTTTTTTCTGTTACTGGCGTTGTATCACTATTAATTGTAAAATCAACTTGTTGTATAACTAACTCTTTAGCTTCTAAATCTTGTGCTTTCATTGTTATATCTAAACCTCCTGATATATCTACAATAGCTTTATTTACTCGTCTTGGTTGTCCTGTCAATGGGCCAGTATCTATTTCTTTATCAATAGACATTGTTTCAAGTATTGGAGTAAAATTAAATCCTACTCTAGTACCAGTAGGAAAAGGTGCAGAAGTAAGAGTAATCCTATTATTACTATCTACTGTAAACTCTCCTAATGATCCATTACCATATACTGCAAAAACTTTATCTGTACTTTCATATATTGCATTAACTGTATGAACAAATCCATCAACTACAGTTATTGCTGCATTATCTGCTGGGGAAACAGCTAAGTTTTGATCAAGTGTTAAATCATAACCAGAAGCAGTTTGTGTTACAGCAGTAATTGTATACTTAGTTGCATTACCAGCAATAGTAAAAGTTTCTTGTATTTGTGGTGCAGAAGTAAAACCATCTACTGATAATGTATTACCTGTTTGACTAGCACCATTAACTAAAGGTGTACCTTTTTGAAATACAGTAGTAGTTGTAGAACAATCAAGAGTAATACTATCATCATTTGCATATCTTTCTAAAAAATATTTAGTACCTGAAGGAACTACTCTTTTTACTATAACAAATAATTGATCATTTAATGCTGCTATACTATGATATTTGTCACCAGATTGTGTTTCCCACATAGTCCAACCAGCTATTTTTTCATCACGAATAGAATGAAATACAGCTAATTTACCATCATCAGATGTTCCGCTATTTAAGAAAAAAGCAAATTGTTCTGGTTTAGTTTCATTACCTGTCATCATTGATAATTGTTTTGGTGTATCAATTAAATGAGAAGCTAATACAGATACACTTGTAGATCTATATGCTTGTTCAACATCAGAAAATACATACTCTCTAATTGCTTTACCATTTTTTTGACTAAACAAAGAAGCACCATCAAAAGGTATAGGTGCAGCTCTATTACAACCATAAGGTGTTTGTCTAAGAAATGCTATACTACTAGGAGTAATAGCAGCTGATTGAGAAGATACTGGTACATAATATTCACCACTATCAGTAAATATTTGTAAGTTTCTTGAAGATACAAAATGTCTTATTTCGTTTACTGTATCACTTGCAATAGCAACATTAATAGCTTCACTTGCTAAACCAGTTCCTACATCAAAATTAAAATATCCTCCTATATGACTTGCAATAACAGAAGATGGAGCATCTCTTACTCCACCAAACCATAATCTATTATCATGAAATGATACAGCTTGAGGAAAACCTCTAGGAGTAGAAATAAGTTCTTCTTCCCAATCATAATGTGGCCCAGTGCCACCCGCTATAGTTTCAATAACTGTTACTGTTACTTCTGTTGCACTTGTATATCCAGTTATTTTAACTTGAGATCCATCTATTTTTAAATAATGATCTACATAATCTGTTGTAAAAAAACCACTAGAAGCTGTAATTGTTCTACCAGTTCCAGTTGCAGCAGTGCTTATTGTTAATGTAACATCATGATCTTCATATTTAAAAAATGGTGTATGAGTTTTAGCTGCTCCAGAAACTATTACATCTTCATCTTCTTCAAATTCAAAAGCAGATACAGTAAATGTACTAGCACTAGTTCTTTTAATTTGAATAATAGGATTGTTTCTATTTGTAACAAAAACTGTATCACCAAATTGAGCATAATTTAATTCAAATAATTGAGCAGTAGTCCAATTACACCCACTAGTAATATTACTTTGAATAACAGCTCCGTCATTAGAATA